GTGGTTTATATGACTTCTTGGTAATTTGCGATAGCAGTAACAATACTTCAAGTATTATCGCTAATAACCAATTGTATGTAGACGTAGCAATTGAGCCAATGAAAGATGTAGAATTTATTTACATTCCTATAGCTCTTTACAACTCGGGTACCATTGCTAATTTGGGCGCGAGATCAACCTAAGAATATAGATAAATAAGGATATAGGAGAATAATATGGCGATAGCATCGTTAAGCAAATTTACAGTTCCGTTGGCAAACAACCAGAGCGCAGACAACCAAGGTCTGTTGATGCCAAAATTAAAGTATCGCTTTCGCGCTACTTTTATTAACTTTGGTGTTACTAACTCTACAACAGAATTGACCAAGCAAGTAGTTGACATTAAGCGTCCAAGCGTTAAGTTTTCACCAATCACTATCGACGTTTACAACAGTAAAGTATACTTACAAGGTAAACCAGAGTGGGATGAAACAACAATTAACTTACGTGACGACAGCACTGGTGCTGTTAGCAAGTTGGTTGGCGAGCAAATCCAGAAGCAATTTGACTTCATGGAACAATCTAGTGCGGCTGCTGGTATTAACTACAAGTTCCAACTTGTATACGATATCCTAGACGGTGGCAATGGTAATACACAGCCAAACATTTTAGAGTCATGGGAATTAGATGGTTGCTTCCTAAGTAGTGCAGACTATGGTGACATGGACTACAAGAGCAATGATCCAGTGCAAATCGCATTGAGCATCCGCTTTGATAACGCTATCCAAACAGTTGGTGGTGGTGTAGGTACATCAGTAGTTAGCAATACTCCAGGTAGCTCAGTTAACTAATTAAGTTTTAAAACATTAAAAGCCCGGTCTTAAAACACCGGGTTTTTTATTGGATAAATATTATTATGGCATTATACAAAACATTAGATGACGGATCTGTAGGACAAACTATTGTACGTGACTATCAGCACGGCAGAAAGATTTTCATTGATAGTCAATATCGATTAAGTCCTAAGTACGGTTTTCTATTTTATGTTGAATTTGACTTTAATCCATTGATTACAAACGTAAGCAATCAAGCGGCACAAGAACTTGGAATGGTAGTTAAGTCATGCACATTGCCAAAGTTTAATATTGAAACTAAAGTACACAACGCTTACAACCGTGTAAACATTGTGCAAAACAAAATTAAATACGATCCAGTGAGTATTACATTCCACGACGATCAATCAGACAACGTAAGAAACTTTTGGTACGACTACTACAGTTTCTTTTTCCGTGATCCAGACTATGCCGATGCTACGTATCAAGCAACACACAAATATCAAAGCCGTCCAAGTTTTGACTGGGGCTACAGCCCACGCCCTACCGTTGGCTATAATAATGCCAATGGTGTAGAGCCATACCAATACATACAAGCTATTCGCATTTACAGTTTATATCAAGGACAGTTTAGCGAATATCAATTAGTAAATCCTGTTATACAATCATTTAAACATAGTGATCATGCCAATGGTGAAAACACCGCATTGATGTCACACGAAATGACAGTACAGTACGAAACTGTAAAATACCTAACAGGTACAGTAACAGAAAATACTGTAGGTGGATTCATTGATTTACATTATGATCGTAGCCCAAGTCCGTTAGGATCAAACCTAAGTACAGATGATACTATTATAGATTTAGCAAATAACACAACAGCAATCAATCCAGCATTGCGAATCGATTCGGCAATTGCTGCTACAAGTTTGTCTGGTGCATTGTCTGCTAGTTCGTTATTATCTGGCGCAACAAGTGCCGCATCGTTAACGCCAATTAATAGTGGCGGATTTAGTATTCCAAGTTTGGGTAGCTTAACACAAGGTGTAACCAATAGTGCTATGTTAGGGCAACAGTTAAATGCCGCAGGCATTGGCATTGTAGGCGGAGCCGCTAGTCAGGTTGCTGGTGCTATCACTGGTGGTATTGCCGCAGGCCTTGGCGCCAATGGACAAAACATTTTAGCTCTTGGTGCCGCAGCAATTAGCAATCCTAGTGCCGCATTAAAAACAGTTGAGAACATGGCTATTCAATACGCTACAGGTATTGTTGCAGGTTCTATTACAAGTTTACTAACACCGTTGACTAATAATCTACAACAAGGTTTAACTAGCGCAATTCAAAATAATATTACAACTCCAATATCAAATGCCTGGGGCGAAGGACAACTTTGGGTATCACAGCAGACTTATAGCATGATAGATGCCGGAACAATACCTCAACAGTACATGTCAGATCCGGCTCTTCAAATGCTACAGAACTCGGACAATGGTAATATGGCAGCTCCATTGACTATTGATAATTCTGTTCCATATACTCCAGAATAATTATGACAACTAATCAATTTACCACAGCAACCAACATAACAGGACCAGACCTTAGTGCGGCCTCTGCTAATGCTGATACTAGAAAATATTTTAATAATTTCTATTCTATTAATTTCAGTGTAAACGCAGACACTAATGATGCTATTACTGCGTTTTTTGAACAGTACACATCAAATAAAACTGCCGCTAAAAATCTTTCTGCTAGTATACTTTACACAGCAATGGCACAAAATTTAGATCCACTGACAGTATTAGCAGACTTTCAAAAATTACCACCAGGGCAACTTAACAATTATCTAATTGCATTTTTAAATATTAACCGTGCTCCTACTAGTGTAATTGGTATTAATGCCGGAACAAAAACTAGCCCTTACGTAACTCGCACAATTCTACTATAATGGCAAAATACGCTCAAGGTAAATTTCAATTACAAAATCCACAAAAGTATGTAGGGAATAAAACACCAACCTACAGATCAAGTTGGGAATTTGTGTTCATGCAGTTCTGTGACAATAATCCTAATGTTATCAATTGGGCAAGTGAAGCAGTACATATCAACTACCGTAATCCATTAACGGGTAAGAACACTATATATGTTCCAGACTTTTTAATTACCTATGGTGATGCCAATGGTAACCAACGTGCCGAACTAATTGAAATTAAACCTAAAAAAGAAACTACTTTAGAGGGTGCTAAAAATATCCGCGATCAAGCTAGTGCTATATTAAATATGGCAAAATGGGAAGCCGCACGTGCCTGGGCTAGAGCACACGGATTAACATTTCGTGTAGTCACTGAAGATATGATTTTCCACCAGGGCCGTAGCAAATAAATATTGCTATGACCAAGAAATTAGAAGAACTATTTAACCTACCCCCACAAGACGGCACACCCGACCCCACAGTTGAGGAAAGTACCAGTTTTGTCAACGAAAACCGCGACTTAATCACGGAAATTAACACCGCTATTAGCAAGATTGATATAGCACTTCCCACAGTACGTGATTTAGACACAGCCGACGAAGAACTAGATGAACTAGCAAAACTAGCCAAAGACAAAGCCGAAGATCTAATAGATTTAGGTATGAATGTAGAGCCACGTTTTAGTGGTGTTATTCTACAGACAGCTGGTGTAATGCTAGGTCACGCTATTACAGCTAAAACTGCCAAATTAGATAAAAAGTTACGTATGATTAACTTACAGCTACAAAAAGCCAAGCTAGATCATCAGATTAAAAAAGATACTGGTAAAGCCCAAGACGACGAACCAATTGATGGTGAGGGCATGATATTAGATCGCAACGAATTGTTAAAACAGATCCTTAACAAGCCAAACAAATAATTGATTTAGTATAAATATACAATATATAGGATTATAAAGATGAAACCGTTTCAGTCTTACATTTTTGAAATTAACAAACCATACGAATTTCGTATTAAAATGGCCACAGTAAATCCAAGTACTGTTATGGACCAAATTAAAAATGCTCTAGACACTTATCAACTTGAAAGTGTTAGTGCTGTTAAAAGTATCCCAATTCAGGAACATCGTGAATTTCCAAAATGGGGTCCTTGCGAATGTTGGACATTTGATGTTAAGGTTGCATATCCTACAACAGTACCAGCAATCCGCCAAACTCTTAAAGAACGTGCTGGCATCAATCCTGATTGGATTTGTGTGCGTACCTTAGGCGAATCAATTGATACTGAAGAACAAGAACTACATGGCAAAGACCATGAAGGCGCACTACTAGACGAAACTGAATTACAAGATGAGCCAGAAGCTCAAGCACTAGCTGGGCAGGTCCGCGTTGGAAGTTTGTTAAAAGAATTAGAATCACGTAAGTTTGATTTTGCACAAGATAGTAATGCAACAGGTGCCACGACAAATACAGCACCACTGGGTGACAAGAGCCCCGTAGGATCGCAACAAAACAAAATCTCTAGCCCAACAAAAGGAAAGTAATAATGAGCCACCACGACGATAATCTATATACCATCTTAGGTAAACTAGCTGCACTAAAACCAACAGCACAAGAAAAGCATGATGCTACAGTAAAACAAATTTACGAAAGTGTAGAAGCCCAAGGATCTATTATTTCCGGCGTAGATGCGGTTCAAGCTAAACTAGCCAAGTCATTTGCTGAAAGTGATTTTAGTAAGATGAGTACAGCAATTCAAAAAACAGGTAAGAGCAAAGCCAGTGCTGATGCTATTACTGCCGCTGCTGGCCGTGAGAAACTTGGACAAAAAGAAATGACACGTCGTAGTGTTGCTGGACGTAAAGATGAATGCGCTGGTTGTGCTATGGGCGAATGTTCTTTACACAGTATGCAAGAAGGCAATGATAGAGATGCTATTGTTTCCGCAGCACAAAAAGCAGCTGCAATTAAATCCATGAAACTTCATGGTCTTAGTGACGAACAAATTAAAAGAAAATTAAAAAGAATGGGTATGCAAGAAGGCGAAACTACACACACTGGTGGTGAAAAAGTTGCAACTGCTAAAGGTACAATCCATAAGAGTAAAGCAACAGTTGATACAGAAAAAGAATTAAGTCGTGGTGATGTTCCTGACCTAGACAAAGATGATAATGCACCTGCAGCATCAACAGAGAAAAAAGGCCGTGGACGTCCTAAGATGGCTACTAAAGATCGTTCACAGGCTAGTATGCCTTGGGGCGGTAACCCACCTAAAGTAGATGCAAATCCAACTAAGAAGTGGCCAAAAGATAAAACACGAGTACACAAAATGGTCGGCGAAACATTAGAAGATAAAATGAATAACCTAACACAAGATTTAATTACAGAAGGTCGTTTAATTGATGAAAGCGGCGAAACATTAGATCATATTTTAAATCGTTTCAAGCACGATGTTAAAAGATTTGAAGCAGGCGAAGATATTTACAACACTGATTTGTATCATGCATTATTTGACTACTACAGTGAAAATGGTGAAATGCCATATGGTACACAAAAAGCACGTGATGGTGACCCAGTAGAATTTATTCATGACCGTTTAGATATGCTATTAGCCGACAAAGCCTACGGTAAAGATCCTGCCAATGCAGAAGACTACGGTGTAGAGAGTGAAGCAATTGGCGATCCTCAACCTGGTATCCCTGGTAATTTACCAGTTCCTGGTAAAATGGATCGTTTAAACAATCCTCGTGATTACTACGAAGAAAAAGAAGAAGGCACAACCGACATGGCAGACGAATTAAATGAACTAGCACGTTTAGCTGGTTTATCCGAAGAGTCGCGCGGTCAATGGCTAAAGACTAAAGCTGCAGGCAAGCCAACAGTTGATGCATTTGGGCAACAGGATATTCCTGTAGCAGGCAACGCCAGTAAGTCGGAAGTTGACGAAGAAGATGACATGGAAGAAGGCAATCCATTTGGTAAAGCAGTAC